GTTCTCTGGTAGTGGGTGAGCTACTGACAGTGAGTGAGTTCGCTGACATCCTTAAATGGATTCGTGGCGAAGACGAAGAGCCACCAACTAAACATGTCGGCGGCGGTGAGTCATACGAAGACTTTTGGGGTCCGCTTGACGAAGACACCGTACCAGAATACCGCGTTCTTAAAAAAGGAGAGTTAATTCAAGAAGGCGATGAGTTCTTTGATGAACAAGTTGGCGAATGGAAAGAAACGAGCATAGTAAAAGCTATGGGGATAGAAGTGGAATACATTGATTTGTACCGCCGTAAGGTCGCAGATTGCGACCTTAAAGAAGACACCGTACCAGAATACCACGTCCTCCTAAGAGAGGGCGATAAACTACAGGACGGTGATGAAGTGTATGTCGGTGAAGACCACTGGTTGCCTGTGTACGTTTCAGATTGGATGACGCCTTCAATTGTCCGCAACGGAACCTACCGCCGCAAGATCACAGATTGTGATCTTAAAGATAAGGTCGCAGATTGCGACCTTAAAGAGGAACCCCCAATCGACGACGAATGCAAATGCGGTCGCCGTAAAATTTATCATTGGCTTTACGGGTACATCTGTGAAGACTGCGACCTTAAATCTCACGACTCCTACTACCCATGAACAACGACCGACGAATGAAAATCAGCGTGGAGATTCCACATGAAGGAAGCAAGATGGAGTTCTCGTTTCCGCGAGACGCTCCGCTAGAAGAACTTGTCACAGTGTTTCGGACACTCATGACCTACATGTCATGGCATCCCGATATCACGGAGTCCATGTTCAAGCGTGAGTTCCTTGAGGACAACTGCATCTAGTTATGCAACGAAAGCCTAAAGTCACCTACCAGTGTTCCTGCGCCAGCATTGGTGTCTTAAGGAGCGCCTGTAGGGGACCATTAGGCTGCAAAAACAAACTGGACTATGAAGCGTATTTGGAATCCAAAAAACCAAAGCGTTGGGTCTGGAAAAAATAATTCTCCGCCCTATTAGTTTAATGGTAAAACGGTTGATTTGTAATCATCTGACGAAAGTTCGATTCTTTCATGGGGCTCCACAATTTCCCGTACCGGTTGGGAGAAACACGACAGTTTTGGCAGTAGCGGTCAGTGGATCGAGCCGCGCACTCTGAGCAAAAAGGCTGCTTTATATTTTAATACCATGTTATATTATGTTTACCGCCACAAGCATCCAGTCACTAAAGCCATTTTCTATGTTGGAAAAGGCGTTGGTGATAGAGCTTATGAGACTTGTGGCAGGAGTGACGAATGGTTAGCTGTGCGTAAAGAAATTATATCTTCTTGCAATATGGATCGCGAAGTTGAAATAGTTCACTGCTATGACAACGAAGAACAAGCTCTTGAGTTAGAGTCGGTAGAGATCTACAGAGCGAAACTTATGGGCTTCAATTTGGTAAATAAACACAAACTAAAAAACCCAATCCCAAAGAAGTCAAAAGAATTAACGACTCCCACCCAACCAACAGAATATTCGCCAATATCTCAAATAGTAAAGTACAGACGAAAGTCTTTGGGTTTGACTCAGAAACAGCTCGCCGGATATGCAGGAACTGGAATACGTTTTATTATTGATTTAGAAAAATCAAAGCCTACGCTTCAGATCGGGAAAGCAAATCAAGTATTGAGGATGTTTGGCCTCACTGTTTCCGCAGCTGAGTACAAAGAAAAATCTATTGAATTAGAACCACAATAAATTAAATAATATGAACACAATAACATCAAGAATAACAGTGCTGCCGAAAGGCGAATCAATCTTCAGCCAACTCGCCACAGAGATCAGCATCGTGGACGAAGCCGCTGGACCGTTTATTGAAATGAGGCAATTTCCAGATGAGGGCGATGAAAAAAATCTTCGCTTTGACCTTGATGAGTGGCCCCACATCGCGAAGGCTGTGGGCAAGTTGATTCAAGAAATCGAGAAACTGAAACAATGAGCGAAGCAGAAACCGACAAAAGATGCGCCCAAATGTTGGGCCGCATTGGCCTGATGATTCCAGAGGAGTTCTTCGAGACGGACTATTCCACAGTAGAAGATGCTGTGGGCTTGCTGCTCGAACGGTATTACTCTGAGATGGCCACGAAATTCTATAACGAAAACCAGAAACAACTAAAACAAAACAGGAACAATGAGCAGGACACCAAAAACGAATCACGTCTATTGCCCACACTGCGACAGCAACAATGAGCCGTACTTCTCACGCTCTGTACCGATGGGTTTTTATTGTCGTGATTGCGGCAAAGACGTTGATGAAAAACAATCCGACCAAACAATGAGTGACACACCAAATACACGCGCTGTCATTCAGGCCGCCGTGGAAGGGGGGAGCCATGATAATTGACGAAATGACAACGACCGACAAAATAGAGTACTATAAAAAACTACTCGAACTTGAACGGCGTACGCTTGCGTCAGTTACTGAGCAACGCGACGAGTTTCGAGGATTGCTGATTGAGCTTTACAACGACATCAACGTCATTCATTCCGGCAAAGCTGTCAGCAAACTCAATAAACTTTTCAGGGATGAAAACTACAACTAAGGCTTGCACAAAGTGTGGCGAGCACAAAGAAGAAAGAGAATACTACTTTGGACGGGTCGATTGCATCAAGTGCAACAACGCCTACCACAGAGCTTACTACCAAAGGAACCGTGAAAAACGGATTAAACAAATCACAGAATACGATAAACGAACAAACCGAAAAAGCAAGTAACATTAAACCATTCAAAGTAACACGACCAATGTTACTTTGAAAACTAATCAGAACCAATGAAACCATACTACTACGTATACCGATACAACGACAGAGGACCAAAAGTCCGCCACGCTACACTCGAAGCCGCGCAAACAGAAGCAATGCGTCTGGCAGAGCAACACCCTACAGGATACTTTGAGATCCTAAAGTGCGTCGGCTTCGCCAGAACAACCAAAGCAGCAACGTTCTGGATGGACGGTGAAGAGCCAACTAAAAGTAGAAATCCTATTTATGACAACATGCCAGCGTACCACTAAACTTCCGTCGCGTCGCTACACCTGCAAGATGTGCGGTCGAAAGGGACGCCGCAACAACGCACCGGATGAACGGCTGAGAGAACCTGTCTGCCCGTCGTGCGAAAAAAGTCTTCGACATTTCGATACAATTATCGCACACATGTCCCTCTTCGATATCATCAAACGTAAAATTAGAAATCGATCATGAGTGCTGTAGATGACTCCATTGCAAAGATTATTGCTGACAAAAACGCAGCCCTTAAAGAAGCTGCGCTGTGGAAAGCAGAGGCTGAGAGATGGAGACAAATAGCTTTAGAACAATCACATGAAAACAGAACAGATAGAGAAACAAATAATACAGAAACTAATCCTGACTGCCCTTAAAGAGGCTTATTTCAGAAGAGCCAAAAAAGAAAAGTTAGGATCTACACAAATACTCACAGCAGAAATGGATTTGCTAGAAATCGCGATCAAAGAAATTACACAACAAATTAAAGAAGATGAAGAAAATTGAACCGTTTAAAATCATGGGCCGTTACGGCCATTCCTGCACACTCACGAAACTCAAACCAAAAAGATATTTGATTTCGTTCGTAAACCCCATTATCAGTTTTGGTGGACATCCCGATTTGGAATTTGTCGATCCATCTGGTGGTCCTTTCATTAGTGTCGGCACATCGTTGCGGGAATACCACCCGAAATTACCAAACAAAAAGATTGTGTCGATTGAGCGCAACGATAAACTCTTGATCATCGTAACCGAATGAAACAACAACCAGACCATAGCTCGCGTGGACACGCAGAGTTCTCGCCATCGTCGCTCAAGTACGTATCGAAATGTGCAGGATTCCATGGACGGGAAGGCACAAACGCCGCCGCTGAAATGGGTACTCGAATCCATGAGGCGCTAGAGATCTTCGACCCGTCCGCGCTACACAACGAACAGGAACTGGATATCTACGAGAAGATCGTAGCGATGGAGAAAGAGTTCCTGAATAACTTTGGAAACATCACTGAGGAGTACAACGAGATTCAAGTTACTGTAACCCTCAACGGTACAGAGACATGGGGTACGTGCGACCGATTCCTGATTCTTGGAACCGGAAACGCTGTGATGGCAGACTACAAGACGGGCATCAGTATCATCGATCCACCGGAAAAAAACTGGCAAGCGAAGGCATATGTCGTCGGAGCGTTCCAGAAGTTTCCAGAGGTAGAGGAAATCACATTCGTGTTCTATGTGCCGCAGCACAACCAGTCTCTGTACCATACGTTCAAGAGGTCGGAAGACTACGACACACTGGTTCATGACTTGAGCGTAGCCATCCTCAAAGCCGAAGCTACAAGACCAAAATGGATCGGAGGCAAGCCAGCTCTGGAAGATCTGACGCCTACCCCCAATTGCCGCTTCTGCCGTTACGAAGACATCTGCCCATCGTTAGGTGGACTTATTCTGGAAGTGGCGAAGAAGATCGACCCACAACTTCCAGATGTCGATATCGAGAATACGGAAGATCCATTAGTCCTTGAAGACCTCTGGAACATTGGAAAGATCGTCACGAATTGGGCTGACCGCCAGAAGGCACGAACCCTTGATCTTGTCAAGAACGGACTTGAATTGCCTACATTGAAATTGCACTCAATGGGCTCATCGAAAAAAGTCGTTGACAATCAAGGGCTGTTAGGGATTGCTTTGGATTACGGAATGACCCCACACGAACTGATGGACGAAGCGACATTTCCCCTTTCAAAAATAGCGAAAGCGATTAGCGATCGCCACGAAAAATCAGAAAGAAAAAAAATATCGCAAGAATTTCTTGACGCCTGTCAAAATGCTGGCATCGTCGAAAGCTCTGACACGCGCTTCACACTTAGGTGAGCCGCCCGTCAAAAACAAGAAACAACAAAATAGACACTATGTCTAAAACAACAAACAACAAAGTAGAAACCAGTAACATGGAAGCAGTAACAACAGAAGTAGTAGCAACTAAGCCCACAGCAATCATCACCAACGAAAGTGGACTGATGATGGACTCCAGCGACATTGATATCCCACGTATCAATCTTGTCCAAAAGACTAGCGACATCAACGCCCCCGTTGGATCAGTAGTCGTCGATAAGAAACACGTCCTGCTTAAACCCGATGAACCCGCCGAAGTCGTTGTACTTGCGGCGATCAAAGGCTGGCGTGAAGACATCCCATATGATGATGATGGCATTCCGCGCATCGCGTACTCTCCAGAAGAGATGCAAGTAATTGCTTCTCAGTCGGATTACGATATGCTGGAGTTCGCTGAAATCACGTTGATGTTCAAGCAACCCGAAGGAAGTGAAGACGAAGAAGCTTACCCGTTCCCAATTGGCGACCACCAATATGCGATCGGTAAGATCAACGTCGCGAAGGATGCGTATCGCCAGACGTACAAGCGTCTCGCTACATTCGCAGCCTTCAACAAGTCGGTTCCCCTTCAGAACAAGCTCTGGAACTTTGAGTCCAGCTTGATGACGAAAGGGAAATACAGCTGGTACGCACCGTCTCTGAGCACCACTCAGAAGCAACCAGATGCCTCCGTTCTTGAATTCACCGCTAACTTCTCACGATAATGACTATTGACGCGCAACCTACTGAAACTGAAATCATCAAAGCTGAAATTGAAATGCTCAGTAAAATGATTAACGAAGTCCTGAGCAACATCAAACAAGCTCAGGCAAACCTAATTAAGATGTCGGTCGTCCGCGACCACCTTCTTAAAAGCATTGAAAACAAAGACGAGCAATTGGTCTTCGATTTCAATGGACCCGATGCAGAGCAGACTGCTTAATAAAACTGTATAACTCAGCCCGTATCGGTACATGTTCAAACCGATACGGGCTTCCTACTACCCCCAATTATGAACACTACTCATGAATACATACGCACTGGATTTCGAGACATACTATGATAAGAGGTGCTCGATTAAGACATTAGGCCCGTTGGGCTATTTCTCTCACCCCGATTTTGACGCCTATATGGTGTCAGTAGTGGGTGATAATGGAGTCAAATTTGTTGGTCACCCAAAAGATTTTGACTGGAGCTTGCTTAAAGACTCTATCGTCCTTTCGCACAATGCGTCATTTGACGAGTCTCTTTATTTTTATGGGGTCAGCCAGAATTGGTGGCCTGATAAATGGAGTGGTGAATGGCACTGTACTGCCGATATGGCTGTATATTGTGGTCTCCCACGTTCTCTGAAGGGGGCCACAGCTCAGGCTTATGATCTCAAAGTTGACAAGTCAACGCGAGACAACATGAGCGGAAAGCGATGGGAGAACATGACCTCTGAGTTTAAGAAGGAGGTCAGCGATTACGCCCTCAAGGATTCGGAGTTGTGCTTGCAACTTTGGCAGGACTATTCCAGCAACTGGCCCGAACGCGAGCGTGGGATAAGTCTAGTCAATCGCCGTTGTGTACAACGAGGATTGCCGATGAACACTGAGCTACTTCGCCAGCAACTCGAAACGATCAAGGCTGAACTCTTTGAAGCAGAGAGTCTCATTCCGTGGATCGGGGAAAGGCCGCTGTTGAGCCGCCCCGCTTTTGACGATCAGTGTCGCGCTGTGGGGATTGAACCCCCCGCTAGTTTGGCTGAAGGAGATCCAGACGCTGAAGAGTGGCTGCGTGTCAATGGGCAGAAGTTTGCGTGGGTTGGTGCTGTCAAGAACTGGCGGCGTATCAATTCCCTCAAGTGTAAACTAGAATCCTTCGATTATGCGACGATGCCGAACGGACGTTTCTATGGAAACATCATGTATTTCGGAGCCCATACTGGTCGCTTCTCAGGATCTGGTGGCAATTTGAATCTCCAGAATCTCCCTAAAGACGAGATGTTCGGAGTCAAAATGCGCCATCTGATTGCCCCCAAAGAGGACAAGAGATTGCTCGTAGTTGATCTTTCGCAGATCGAAGTTCGTACTCTCTGCTGGCTTGCCAAAGACCATGAGACGATGAAGGAGATCAAAGAGTCGGAAGATATCTACGAAGCCTTCGCCATCCGTTTCGGTCTATGGTCCCGTGAAAAGGGCTCCCTCCGTAACGATCCTAAGATGCGCCACAAAGTGAAAGCGATGGTGTTGGGTTGTGGATACGGGGCTGGTGCTCCAAAGTTCGCTATGATGTCTGGCATGTCGGAGAAGGAAGCGAAGGACGCTGTTAATCTCTACAGATCGAAGATGAAGAGTGTTAAAAAGCTGTGGTCTGATTATACCACAGATATCATTACTTCTTATGATACGGAGAACAGATTCACTGTAGACCTTCCTAGTGGCAGGACACTTGATTATGGGAGACTTAAACCAGTCAAACAGAACGACAAGATCCAGTATGTGGCAATGATGCCAAAGAATGGTAAGCGTGTGCCTGTCAAACTTTGGGGTGGTCTAGTGGCTGAAAACGCCAGTCAGGCTCTTGCCCGTGATATCTTCAGCCATATGCTGTGCAAGATCAACGATATTGGAAACGGTGTCGAACTGATTATGCACGTACACGACGAAGTCGTTGTAGAAGTTGACGCCGACAAAGCTGAACAAGCTTTGGATCAAATCATTCAAATCATGTCCACTCCACCAGATTGGATACCCGACATCCCAGTTTCCGCTGAAGGACAAATTCTAACTAAATACGAAAAATGAGCTATCGATACCTAAAAAACTTGAGAGAAACCAAAGCCGTTAAGGCGCAGAGTCTTAACACCCTCCAGAAGCCCAAACCTAAATTTGCGTCCAAAGCAGATTTCCGTGCGTGGTGTTCTAACGCAACTACAGACCATGTGTTCTACAATATGGTCGAAGGAAGTACGCCGTCGAAACGGATCAGCAATGACAACCCGCCGAACAAGATCTGTGGAGTAGTTGCTGACTACGATGCTCCAGTCAATTGGGGCAACATCGATAGCGATATCGCCGCAAAGTGTGGGGTCAACATGCCAACGTGGCGAACTAAAACCCAATCAGGATATTTGCGTCTAGTATGGGAGTTCGACAACGCGATCCCGATTGCTCCAGAGATGTTCGACGCATTCATGAAGCAGATGAACTCCTCCCTCAAATTGGAGCGTCTGTTTGCCGGATTCGATAGTACGTCCCTACGCGCCAGCCAATACTTTGAATTAGGTGAAGATTGGCACAATTTAGGCGGGAATGTTTCTGACGCGCTAGTGCAGACTGCGCTGATGAAAGCAGCTAATGATCACCCACCTCAATCATCTGATACTTCAATTCCAATCGCTGTCGTAGCGGCTGAAGTTGAAGCCCGATTCCCGAATCGTTGGATCGGAGAATTTGAAGTGGGATGCCGTGGGCCATTGTTCTGGATCGATGACGGCATCAATCGAGACGGGTGTCAGGTAGCGGAAGACGGGATCATCTGTTACTCTGACCGTGCTGGAAAAGGATTCGTGTCGTGGAAGGAAATCTTCGGATCGAAGTTCGTCAAGGACTACGAGGAGAAGAAGATGGGTAGCCTACTGGACGAGTACTGGTACAACGGACGCTCGTTCTTCAAAGTCCTGTTCACCTCTGCTGTCACGATTCCACGCGAACAGCTTGTGCTGGAGTTGAGGCAGTACGGATTCTCTATGAAGCCGAAGAAGGGTCAGCCGCTTTCCGAACTGGAGTCGGCTATCCTGACTATCTCCAACCAGAATCGCATCGACGAGATCGCACCAGTCGTATTCTCGAAGGATCGAGTCGTAGCCTACAACGGACATAGAATCCTCAACTGCGCCAACATCCATCCAGTTGAGCCAGATTCCGACGGAGATCCAGCTAAGTGGCCCTTCATTCACGAATGGCTCAACCAGTTGTTCGTCAATACAGCGGGCAACAAACCAACTGTGGAGTACCTCTACTCATGGCTCAAGCGATTCTATGGCGCAGTTCTAGAGCGTGAGTTCGTTCAAGGACAGGCACTGCTGCTTGTCGGGCCCACAAACAAAGGGAAGTCACTCCTATCCAACAGAGTTATTTCGGGTCTAGTGGGTGGGTACGCAGATGCCAGCGATTACATTTCTGGACAGACGAAGTTCAACAAGGATTTGGGTCGCGTAGCGGCGTGGGTCATTGATGACACTACGTCTGCTGCTTCGTTTCAAGACCAGCGCAAAGCCACAGAAATCATCAAGCGTTCTGTCGCCAACCCGCGAGTCGAGTATCAGGCGAAGTACGCTGACGCTATGTCTGTGCCGTGGACGGGGCGCGTTATTATGTCGCTTAACATGGATGCAAACAGTCTGTCCGTGATTCCGGCACTGGATTCGAGCAACAGAGATAAGCTTATGGCTCTCCGCATTAGCGATAAGGCTACTAGCAAGTTCCCCCGCAACTCAATTATTGAGGCAACGATCGAACAGGAACTACCTCACTTCGCTAGATTCTTGCTGGACTGGCAGATTCCTAAGGAGATCGAGGACTTCGGACGATTTGGAATTATCAGCTATATCGACGAGACTATTGCGTCCGCCGCTTACGATAACTCCAGCCGTTCTTCAGTTGCCGAACTTGTTGAGTTCTTCTCGAAGCGTTGTAGGGCACTCAATCCAGATATGGCAATCTGGCAGGGAACTCTTACGGAGTTTCAAGTTGCGCTCCACGATTTCAACAATGGTCGTGGAGTTGGAATGTCCAACAATCTGGAATTCGTCCGCCGTGGCATGTCCACGATGGAGGAAGCAAGTCGCAATAACAAGCACTTGCGTCCAGTGAAATCCCATGGACAGGGCGGTGGTAAGATTTGGGAGATCAATCTAGATCCCAAATTCGACATCACAGTCAACCCGCAAGATACTCCTTCAGAGTCGTAATGGGACTGAGCTTCTTAATTTCAATGTGGTATCCATCGACACTATACTTGAAATTTGAATCCTCATCCACATGACCCGCTGGTTTGAAAGTAGAACGACGCTTGAATGAATCCGTTTTAATCCATCCTAAAATCCACAACTTGTTCAACGAGTTGTGGGAGCGGAGGAAAACATAAACGTCGTTCTCAAACATATAAGTCTTCTTCGATTCCACAGAAGCCAGATATTCTGGCTTAGGGATCGAAGAAGCCTTTTTTGTTTTTACTTCGACTGTAAGGCCGGACTTACACTTCAAGTCATAGCTTTTAGTCGCCTTGCTGTCTTCAGCAACGAGTTCAGCTAGATACTTTTCTACTGCGATTTCCCCTAAGAATCCGTTCATGCGTCCAGCACCCCTTGTGTGAGAGTTTGCTAGAACGCCCATTTGTTCGGACATGTCAGCGGCACGTTTGAAATCCTCTCCTGACGGACGGAATTCTACATATTTCCCGTCAGCGACGGGTTTGAATTGTTCAAGCATTTGCTTTAGTTATACGTTTCAAAAAGGTGTCCCACGCAGGGAAGAAGATTTCCTCCATACATCGAACAACTGGTTCCTGTTCATATCGATCAGCGAATCCAACTCCCGATAGAAGCAATGACGCCTCCATCAGTTCGTGGCGGATCGTGATCAATTTGGCAGAGTCTGATATCGCACGACTAATCTCAATGGTCTTGAGGTCGTGCTTGTACTGGCCGTAAGTGTCATCGAGATCGCAGAAGAGTAGGCGTACCCGCCTACCTGCAACCATGATGGTCTTTGGCCATTTGCTTTTCATTTTCTCTCAGGCAAGATTTTGTTCTGCAAGAGTCGATACTCAACTACATCAGCAAAGTTAGGTTTTGCAGTAAGGCTGTTTGGGTTTTCAACAGCCATTACAGAAGAGACTTCTTTCATACGGCCAGCAACACCAGATTTCGTCGCTACTGCATCTCTGTATTCTTTGTTATTTAGAAACTCTTTAGAAGCTTCTTTAAACTTACCTCCCCTCAAAAGAGAGAGTGTTTTTGGAGAACCTGTAATGTCCCCACGATAAGCTCCACTAACAATCTGTGCCTGAAGCTGAGGAGAAAATGTGTCAAACTTATCAGGACCAATAAGTCCTTTGACTAAATCTATTTTCTTATTGATGTCGGCTACAGCGATTTTTTGTGCTGTAGCCTCGTTGATCTTTTTCCCATAATATGGGCTAGCCTTTAGATCAGCGTCTTTTCCTTTTCCAATAAGTGTTCCAATGCCGACCGTCCAGTTATTTTTGGAGTCGAGATAAGGTTCAGCTTTGAAGCCTTCGTGTTTACGAATTACTTTGAAAGCTTCAGATACTAGATTTTGATTTTCCATAAGTTTGAAATGCGTTAAATAGGTCAAGTCTAGCTTGACCTACTACTCACATCTTCTCCTTCTTAACCTTAACGGCTCCGCTGTGTAGCTCGCCTTTGAGTTTGCCCTGCTCCTTTTTGGAGAGCGGGCTAACTTTGGAGAGCAAGTAAGCGACTTGTTTCTTAGATTTGGATTTGGATGGATCTGGTTTCACGGTTTCTCTGCGGATAGCCAGCTAATGATTGCGTCTGCGTAGACTCTGGCAAGTTCTTCGCGACGGGCGGAATAGAAAACAGTTTCTTCGACATTGCTGCCGAAGTAGGGCTCAAGGATTGAAGCCGGACACGGAGTCCTTTGCAGGAACGCGGAACCTCTGTCCTCTTTCGAGATAGGCTTTAGACCTCTAGACTTAGCGTGTGGGAATACTTTCTTAAAAGCGAAATGGAAACAGGATGCCAGTCTGGCGGACCTTCCAGAGCTGTGCCAGTGAAGGAACTCGTATCCCTTTGCGTTGGGGCCAGCCGAATTGAAGTGGAGTTCAACGGCAACATCCGCGCCGTATTCCTGAATCTGCTTCGCGATCCAGCTCATTGAGCTGCTGTATCCAGTCCCCTCGTAGCGGGACCAGACTTTGACGTCGTGCTTTGCGTCGCGGAGAAGTTCCGCTGTACGCTCTGCTAATGGCTTATTGAACGCCCACTCTGTGACACAGTTGGTATTCACCGCACCCCTATCGCCGGAACGGCTGTGGCCTACACAAATTGCGATCTTTTTAGGCATACGGTGAATACCTTTCTGTGTATTACTTAGCGTCTTTGGCCTTGATCAAGCCAATGCCAGCCGTCACAGCTGCAAATGCGCCGACAAAATCGGGCGCACCACCTTTGAGGATTTGGATGCCAACGCCCGAAAGCGTAGCAACGATAGTGAGGATGCCTAATGCGGTTGTTCTCATTTGTCTGTGGGGTTATTTCTCTTGCGCCATTTCACAATGATCTGGCTGACCATGTTATACAGTGAAATAATACTGATTGCAAGCAGAATAACGCTGCCGCTAAAGCGTACCCACCAGTCCAGCTGTTCCTGAAATGAAGTAATTAGAGCGAGTGAGGATGCGGCGATTCCAGTAAATCCATTAGTGTAAGACCACATAGGGTTGATGGACAGGTCAGTGGTTAAGTGGTCGCTAATCATTTTACTTAGTACATGTTGTAGGGAGTCCCGTTTCCTGAATAAGGATCAATGGTAAAGACTTGTCGCGCACCGCCTCTGGAGGCATCTTTCTCCTCTTCCAGTAGCTGGCGGCAGACTTGCCAGTGGTAGCCAGAGCGTTCGATGTCAGCGTTGTCTTCCGCTGTAGTGGCCAGAATGGCGCACTTAATGGCGTTCACGTTGCCCAAATAGACGATGTCGGACTCGTCCATTAGCGGCAGGAACGCCCGCTTGAGGAGCAGGAAGACCTTCTGAGTAGCTCCGTTATTCGGTTCGCTAGTGCGGAAACGCCTGTATCGGGCGACGAAATCTCCTCTGCCTTCTGCCAGAGTGTAGGTGTCTGCTCCTGCTATTCCGACGAGACGGACGTTCACTGGAATGCCTTCAAAACGGACTTCGACCACTTTACGGATGTCCGTATGGGGCGACAGCATTGAGGCGGCATTGCTGATATCGTAGGAATAGTTGCTTATTGAGCCACTTTCCCGCTCATAAACGACATGTACGTAGCCGTCGTTTGGCAAAGTTGTGTTGGGCGAGATGGGCTCCAGACGCAAAGTATGGTTGGTATCGTTGGGCAGGACTTCCTTTACGGGTCCGTAACCGTCATCAACAACACCGAAAATCGGGAAGGTTTTGTAGTTATTGGGAACTCCAGCGATTTTGTAGTCGTGCCATTGGGCCCACAGATTCTTAGGAGTGCCGTCCACAGTGGCGCACATGATCGATTCGGCCTCTGCTGGCAGGGAGAAATAGCCGTTCGGAGTGGTAATCTCCAGCTCGTAGCAGAGATCCCGCCAGTAGCCCATCGCGTAGAGTCGCGGCAGGACGAGATTTAGGACGGGCAAAAACTGCTGATCAGGCGAACAATAGTTCGACAGCTGGTCGGACAGAGACTTTACGGTCATAGCGGGCATAGGGGCAGCTTACAGGAAAAAGGGTTAGGGGTCAAGGATGGTTTACCACTTGTCAATAGGGCACTTTTCAGTAGCCATGCGGAGTTTGGCCCATGTGGAGCAGCCACACTTTTTGCAGCGGCCCGTGCCGTTGAGTGCCTCTGAGTCCCAAAACTCACAGCTTTTACAGTGGTTAAGGCGGTCTTCAAAAACTTTTTCGTCTGCAATTTTGAATCCGTTTGAGGCCCAAACAACAGTTGATTTTGTAGCTGTTTTAACCATACTTGAAATAGTAGGTGTTTTTATCAGCGATGATTCTGTACTAGAAATCGGGGCGTCAACTAGCTTAAACCGCTTATTGCATAAGGCTTTCTTCCATTTATTATTGGGGCAAGACGCGCACGGATCAGAAAAATCTACACCACACGTACAATTAGGGCAGAGATTTTTTCTAAAAATTTGTATAGATTCAGGAAGTTTCATTCACAGTTAGTATTTGGAAATCCGTTTGGTTTGCAGGAATTCGGTTCGTCTGGCCAGTCTGGCTCATAGCCTTCTACGAAAGAGTATTTCATTTCAAGAAATACTTCTTGTCCATTCGTAGCGTTAACAATACGAACAGATGATTCCTCATGATTATCACAATGACTCACACTTTTTTCGGGATCTACGCACAGTCCATTTTTTACAGTGGGTCCACTCCATATATAAGTTTGTTCACTGCCATATGAAAATGGCTCTTCTTCATCAGCCTCCCAATATTGATAATTTTGTGGATTTGGTTGATAGCAAGGATTATCTGGATCTAATAGATCAGTAGGATCTGGTGTCTTTTTTACATATTTGTAAATTTTTTCACGTGTCCATACTTTCAAATAACACGTTGATGGTGCAGAGTGGACTATTTTGTACTTGAACTTTTGTTCAAGTATTTCTCCGTTTAGGCTAAAATCAAATGCATTTTGGTCGTAGCCCTGCCCCTCCTCTAAATCGGGTGGGTCATCGCAATCGCCATCTGGTTGACACCCAAATCGGCATTTATCACGAAACTCTGGGAAAGGGATTTCTGTTTCTTCACATTCGGGATCTGGTGTAAATGTCTCCTCTTCATCGCTGATTGGGCCGCTGTATGTTGTTGTAGTATTGATTTCAGTTGGTTCAACGCAAGGACCACCCTCAGACCAACCGGCGTTTGTTAGAGTGGAGTCACAAGAAGAAGATGATCCAATCCCAGTGCCACATAAAAAAGTTGAACTTGTCGAACTAGAATTCCCTGATTGTTCAGTTGTTGATTCTCCACAAGTAACTGTTGTAACTATAACAGCTGACATTCCAAAAGAAAGAGACGACGAAAAAAATGGATTAGTTGCACTACATGGAGAGTTAAAACTGAAAAATGGCCTCGATTGCGTGGTAGTTGTAACTACAGTACTATATCGTACTGGACATTCGCTAGTATCATCTGGATCTGTATATCCAGCACACCCACCACCACCCCCACCACCGCCGCCGCCACTTTGTTCAGGTTGGCATGTTTTAGTAACGCTGACGCTGTTAATGGCAATTGAAGCCCCACTAACTATACAACAATCACAACCGGAATTTAACATGAGTCTTTTTTAATTTAACGCGCAAAATAAACATTAAAATATGGAGCTTCTGAAGCGTACCATTTTCGGCAAACTGTTACATTTATCGACCCGCAACCAAAATTATTCACAGTCGGTGTATCTCCGTCGTATTGAAAAGCCCCGATAAGATAATAAAAATCTGTGTCTGTATCCTCTGGCGGATCACCAGTACCACGATCAATAATTGTTTTATCGACCTCCCCTTCATCTGTAATCCGCACACCAGCCCAAACGTTTCCCGTTCCGGCGGCAGCAATTTGTTTACCTTCTATCGGATCTACTCCATTGGGGATTACTCCGCCGACTGTGCCCCCGCTAATCCAGACTTGTTTTTTATCTTTATTGCCGCCGCTCTGAGGAATACTTTTTACGTAGAGAGATAAGCCAGAGCAACTATCTCCACCGCCGACGCCGATTAGACCACCCCTTACCCTCATTGCCTCTGATAGGGGAATTTGTGTCTCTGAAAAAGTTGAGCTAGATGTCGCAGATGATGCGACAGTATTTTGAATCGGGGAAAAATTTTTATCCCGAATACGGCGAGATGAACGCAAAGTCTCGCGTATGAATTCATCCATGTCGTTTTTATAATCCATAATTTAAGAAGCGAATAAACCTGCATTCACAACTGTTGCAGAACATTTTACCCAACCCCATTTGAAGGGTTCTGCTTTTGAATCAACGATATAGAGTCCAGATCGGGGTATATCCGAAGGACTTGTCGCTGGAAAAGATGAGGGCTGTACTGATACCTGTAATGTTCCAGAATTTTCGCCAGAATAAGCAGTAGTATTAAAATCTCCAGTTAAACGGGCTCTAGCTGTGGCTGTAGCAGTAACAGATCTATACTGGTTGGCATTTATGATCGTTAAGGCTCTATGTATTGTCGGGGCTAAATTAACAATATCTTTATTTACATCACGACTAAAAGAACTATCTTGTTGGATTCCTTGTGCGTTTCCACGCGTACCGTCTATAGACTCTACAATAGTTTCGCTAGCAACCGCTTTTGCACTTGCAGTAACTGTTCCACCAGTCGCTACAATAGTATGTGCTTCAGGTTTAAATGTCGGCCACACTCTTATTTCTTGCCCTATTAAAGAACTCAACCTATTTCTTAGATTGGTTTCAGACATAGATCCATTTCCCGAATCATAATAAAAGAAATAAATTGTAGCGGGTACGTCACTTCCAAAAATACTTTCGATCTCAGTCGCTATAGTTGGAATCGCAGAGTTGCGAAACTGTCCACTTGATGATGCCATACACTCTAAAGAAGACCCTCCAGTAGCTGGCATCGAACCAGATGACTCAGAATCTCCATTTGAACCAGACACATCCACCGTCCAATACGCTGTTATGGACTTCAGAACTGTTGGCATCTGAATATCCGTTCTAGTTGGTAACGAAATAAGATACGAATTAAGAGCCGCTATTGGAGCTTCTTCGACAATCTTCAGCGAACGGTCTTCGTTTACTGCTCTGTAAGAAGTGTTTGGTTCATTAAAGGTTGTCGGCGGAACAACCATTTGTTGTGTGCTAACAACTTGTGTGTTCAACAGATAGTCCCATTCAGAACCTTTGAGTTCGGGCCATGATTCAACTTCTACCGTTTCCTTGACAAAACTCCCGTCTCCTAACGGCGTGACAGTAGACTGTACAACATTTACGCCAGTGTCTACTTCGATTTCATCTTTAGAATACGTTTCTATTGTGTTAGCGGGAGGGCCACCCTCCACATAAGCCCGCTTCCCAATTAAGGAAATATCGTCGTCCGGCTCTTCTCTGGACACGATCTTTACGAGCTTAATGTCGGGATTGATCTGGTCTTCAGTAACGGAAAGCTGCGATCCAGTTAGCACTGGCTGTTCAGCGAGTCCTTCTACGATCTGTTCCGTTGTCGTCTGAGGAATCGAAACCCTAAACTTTTCTGGTACGACGTCGCTCTTCTGCGTCCCGTACGATAGCTTGTAGTCTAGAAATGCTGTCTCAATGTACGTGTGAACTTCTGCGACGTACAGAGAATCCAGTTCCTGTTCATTGATCCGCTGTTGTTGGCGGTCAAAGAAAACATATTCTACTCCATCAAACTTGCCTTCTGGAACGTTTGGCATCGCTGCCCCAAACTCGATATCTAACGGCTGAAAGTTCTCACGTAGCGTCACATAAGAACGCTGCACAACACGGAACTCACGACCGCCAGCATTGCCAACTACGTTTCGATATCCTGAAGAGAAGTTGTAGAGATCCTGATTCTCCCTATCAGCTGCATAAAAGAACTCGAAGATCTCGTTGCGTTCGATGTCTACTGGCTTGATGTAGACGAGCTTATGATCTGGCCATTTATTGGCATTAGGATACGGAGAACCGTATTCGGGGAAAGGATTACCACGATTACAGTCACGTACTTCACTGAACAAGACATCCCCAATAATTGGGGTTGGGAAGATCTTGCGGTCTTGCCTATACGGGGCTTGCGGTAATTGGGATACTGGCATAATTTTAGATGAGTGCTACTGCCGTCACGTTCATGAAGTCTATGGTTGCACTATTTGTGGCATCTGCATTCGTAACAAACACTTCAATAAAGTCATTAGTCGCTAACTCAACAATAGTTTGGATCGATACGTGAGCCAGATCACCAGCGCCTGCACCAGTTGTTGAAATAATTGACGGACTTAATAGGGATGATGTATTCTTATGAAATGCAAACTTATAGTCATTTGTAGCAGTCCCGTGGAAACTTAACGCCGCCGCTACCAAAAACTTACGTGTTGCAGTTCCTGTATACGTTAATCTGTTACTAGCAGGGTGTGTGAAGTTAGATAAAAAACCCGCCGTTGTTGTTCCGTTAACTTTTACAAAAGTTCCAGTTGTGCCTATTGATGTTGCGGTAATGCTCGAAATATAATACTCACCGTATGTCGATTGAGTGACTCCTGTACCACCGTCCGCAATAGAAATTGGTGCTGCACTAGAAGTAAGAATAGTACCATCAGACTTAATAAAGCCAGACGCTAATGCGGTTACACCAGTACCGCCATTAGCTACTGGAAGGATGCCGGAAATATCAGCAACTGGTATAGTTGCACTTGTAGATAACGGAGATGTACCAGTTCCTTTTACGTATCCAGTAATGGTAGAAAGTCCAGTTCCACCACTGGCAACTGGAAGGGTTCCTGTTACGTGTGTGGTTAGTCCAATTTTTCCATAAGACGGAGCAACTCCAACACCGCCAGAAATAAGTGCGTTTCCTGTAGCGACGTCTGCAAGTTTTGATAAAGCAGTAGATGTACTGGCAAAAAGGACATCGCCAATAGTATAAACTGTTTGACCAGTACCACCGTTTGCAGCTGGCAAAGAACCAGTAACACCCGTTGTCAGGGGCAAGTTGGTACAATTGGTAAGTGTTCCAGATGTCGGAGTACCTAAAATTGGTGTGATGAGGGTAGGAGTACTTGCCAGTACATTTTCTCCAGTACCAGTTGAAGCAGTGACGCCTGTACCGCCGTTTGCAACTGGAAGGATTCCAGTCACGCCAGTTGTCAATGGTAAGCCAGTACAGTTAGTGAGGACACTACCCGCTGCTGGAGTCCCCAAAACTGGAGTAATTAGTGTTGGTGAAGTAGCAAGAACATTAGCACCACTACCAGTTGAAGTAGTAACACCAGTGCCGCCGTTAGCAACAGATAGCGGGAGAGTGATACCCAAAGTCGATCGGGCAGCGGCAGCGTCTGCCTGACGCAAGAATCCGGTGCTGGCTTCCAGCATAAAGGAAGAGGAACTAATTTCTGCGATGTCACCAGTACCAGTCGTTGGCTTTCCAACGATCGAGTAGCCGGATACAGGTTGCATCTTGCCGAACGTGACGGCGTCGTTGGCAATTGTTGTGAGACCAGCATTAGAAATAGTAACGTCGCCAGTGACCGCGACGGATGTCGGAACGCTGCCGCTACTGCCTACGAGAATATTCCCACTCGACATAGAGGCGAGCTTCGAGTGTGCAATAGCAGCAGAAGCATTGATGTCAGCGTTGACGACGGCTCCAGAGGCAATCGATGTCACGCCAGTATTGGAAATTGTAACGTCTCCCGTAACGGCAACGGATGTTGGAACATTGCTGCTGTTTCCGACAAGCACGTTTCCGCTAGTCAGAGAAGCAAGTTTGCTGAACGCGATTGCGGCATCGGCTGCGACGGAAGTATTCGTTACTGATCCGACAGATGGCACTGAAACGCCAGCGTCTGAAATAGTCAAGATGTAGGTGTCTGATGGCATGATATTAACTGATTGGGTCTACTGGAACTCCTTTAGTGATGTTGGCTCGCACTGCGACAGAACCATAAAGAAGACGCTCCATGACTGTTCCGCGTTGCATGAAGATGTCGTACTCGTAGTCTCCAGTTGATTTAAGCAGGAGAGTATTCGCTTCCGTAAGGGCCAGTGAAACCTGTCCGTTTACGCCGCTATTGAGAATGGTCGCCGTAAACGAGACTACCTCTTTCTTAGTAGCCGTCTCACGGATATCAGCATAGAATGTAGCACTGCCGATATTGACAGCAGCACTAGCCTGATTCTGGATCGTCAGCACGAAGTTGTATTCAGCTGCGCGATCAATCGTGATATCGTAGTTAGCGGCGAGCATTTTGGCTTAATCGATAATTGCTTTGTAGAATACAGCGGTTCCGGTAACTCTAGCTGGTGACGACGCGCCAATTACAAGCGTTGTTTTCAGCGATGAGTTAGCTGGAAATGGAGTAGTCGTTGTGAGGCCAGTGAGCAGAGGCATCTCTGCCGCTGCCGGAAGGGTCGGGAATGTGGAGGCTGCGAGGAACTCCACATGGCTGTACTCGCCAGCTGGAATAGTTTGTGTGGTTCCATTAACGATTACAGCACCGCCGCGTCCGGCATTTTGTTTGAGGATTGTGTCAGTCATGGGGGTATTCTATATGGTTTGTGGTTTTGGTCAAGATGAATGGCGATTAGCGACTTTCTAGTTCTTCTACTCGATATTTTAGTTCTTGGATTGCCTTGATCATCGGAGCAATAAGCTCAACATAGCCGATAGAAAGAACATCATCCCCGTCCTTTAGGCTGTGGTCTTGGAAGCCGCCAAAGTCGATCCCTTGTTGGTCTAGTACGGCTTTTACCTCTTGAGCGATCAAGCCGTGGTGGTAACGGCTGCGCTTTTTGCTGCCGTCATGGGTGATGTTGGAGAGTCTTGATTCTTCTACCCATTGGTTTTTAGCCTCAATAAACTCTTCGTAGGCAACCAGTTGTTCAGCGTATTTATTCTTTTCTTCGTCAGTAGCATCATCTGACAGTTCCAAGGGTTTGACTACAATGTCAGGAATAGCGGGACGGTAATCTTCTCGCATGTCCCACTTGAAATCAACTGGACGAAGTGAATCAATAAACTCAAGACCTAAAGTAGTGTCTCGTATATCTGCTTTATCACGAACATCTGATCTATTCTGTACAGCGCCATAAGCGTATGTCGTGGTCGATGAGTTGCCTAATTGAACTTGATTTGATCCAGTTACCGATGACTGATAACCCAAACCTGTTGTGTTATTGTATCCAGCAGTTGGGCCGGATGATGAAACTAATGCTAGATGACCAAATCCTGAGTTATAACTTCCAGTCTGACTAAACACAAGGGATGATCCGCCAGAGGCGGTGTTAAAGTTTCCGCTTGTATTAAAATAAAGAGCAAAATAGCCACATGAAACATTATTAGCTCCAATAGTATTGGAACTCATGGCACTATTTCCAAACGCTACATTGTTTTCGCCACTCGTATTTGAAAATAGCGTTTGTAATCCAACAGCTGTATTACGAGACCCATTATTATAGAAAAGAGCGTTCCCTCCAATCGCTGTATTATCTTGTCCAGTGGTTGAGCTATATAGACTGCCAGTTCCAATTGCAGTGTTTGAGCCTCCAGAAGTATTTGCTCGAAGTGCTGAATTGCCTACAGCAACATTGAAACTACCACTCGTATTATTTCTTAAAGCAGAACTACCAAACGCTGAGTTCCAAATGCCTGATGTATTAGAGAGAATAGCAGACGCACCAGCAGCAGTGCTATTTGCATTGTTGCCGCTGCCCCTTCCAAAAGTAACGCTATTTACAACGGCATCGACGGTCGTATCAATCACGCCGCGTGGTATGACGAAATTCAACACAGCATTAGTACTTGTGCCGGAATTGGTGACGCTGGCGCTTGAATTTGATGAGGTAGTGATCGTGCCAATGGTAATCGTGGCGGCGGCTCCGTTTTGTCCAGCGGACGCAATCAAATCCCAGAACGAGCTTCCATCAAACGGAGTGTCACCAA